CGCATTTCTGCGGGCTGTTTATTTTGAAAGGATCTATTGTAGTAATTTGTATTCGGTAAACGTGATCACATCTTCCCCTACCCAACTGTTAATCTCTTTCAAGCGTTCTTGCAATGGGATGATTTCATTAATAAAGAATACTCGTGTTGCTTTCTCTACGTCACCAAAACCGCCTGTGTTATTAGGCACAATCCCCATTAATTGCGGTGGTACACGATGGGCCGCCAATACATCATCACGACTTGCATTTTTAATATTTAAGAAGTCATCTTTTGCCACTGCATCAGACAATGGAATAACTTGCATCCCATCTTTCTTTCCGTTTGGAATATAAACAAATAAATTCTTAAAGTTGCCAGTGCCTTTTGTTTGGCGGATTTGTGTTTTGATTGCTTCAATGTCGTCTTTGTTTTGTGTCGGGTCGGTCATGTAAATAATTGAACCCGCATGTGCGCCGTTCAAATAATATTTGCGACGGAATAACGTTGCACTTTCATTCAAGAAAGCTGATTGTAAAGCCGCGAGATATTCCGGCACACCGTAGATTTCTTGGTTCACATCAGGATTGATCAGATTAAACACTACATCTTTCGGGAATTCATATTCATCAAAGCCATTCACAATCTGATAAAAAATCCCTTTCTTCACGCCAACACGCATGTATTTTGCAAGTGGCGATTTCAACGCAATCACTTTGCCGAATGTATTTTCAACTTTTTCAAGGTAAGCATTCCCGAAGACTAAATAATCTTGCACCAGTTTTTCTAACTGTGTACGTGGTAAAAGTGCGGTCGTTTTACAGGTAGAAAGCAAGATGTTTTTCTTCACCGTGATCGCACTGTTATGATGTGCCGATGCATTTAAGGCTTTGGCAAGATAACTTAAATTAATTGGCGGATTGTAATATTTCTCATACATCAACACGCTTTCGAAAT